GTTAGAGAACTTACATATGATTTAGATATGAAACTTATATATTCAGATAATGCTCTTATTTTACTTCAAATGAATGAAGAACACTATTTGGTATCTGTCATAAAAAATGCCATCTACAATATGCATAATGGCAAACGTAGTACACTTTTATCAAAAGATTTGCAAGCTGCAAACAGACAAATGTGTGATAAAAAATTGTTAGAAACCATTTCAATGAAACAAATAGTTGATTTTGAAATTAAAAATATCTTGAAATTTATGTTTCCAAAGGTATCTATTACATTAAATGCAACAGAAAAAATAAATATGATTTTAAATGTAGTTGCCCAAGCAATTGTTAAAAAAGCAAATGAAATGATAGAAATAACTAAATTATCATCTCGTACATTGATGTACGCAGTACGTGTCGTTTTACCAGGTGAGTTAGCAAAACATGCTGTAAGTGAAGCTACAAGAGCAATAAGTGATGAAAATAAATTAATTTTATCAAGTAACTCGGTTGAACCCTTACTAAAATCATTTACAAATGCAAACACACACATAGCAAAAGATGCTTGCCTTTCATTAACAGCTGTTTTAGAATACTTAGCAGCAGAAATGTTAGACTTGGCTACGAGTGCCTCTAGATTTAGTACTATAAATAGTAAACATATTCTTATTGCTATTGAAAATGATGAAGAACTAAATGAAATGATTTTTAGATTACATATTTACAATTAATCCAACACTTTTTATAAAATTGATTTAACTATTTTTATAGACATATTTAATTAAAATAAATATTATGCAAATTATTTATATGATTTTGTATATACTAGGCTCGACAAAAATTGGGATTACATCAAACATTATTAATATCTATTGTAATCTTGAGAATAATTGGACATTTTTAGCCATTTACAATATTACAAGTACAAGTGAAACTAAAACTAATTTAGACTATTCATATGATTATCACTTGCAGCATCAGTTAGATCATAATTGGTATCAAGACGTACAGCCAATGTCAGGAGAAAAGTTTTTAGAAAAAAATCTTGTTAGTGTTAGACAAATCAAAAAGCTAATCAAAGAATTAATAGATTATACAAAGAAACAAATAATCTATCAACATATTAATTCTATACATGATTTTAACCACCATTTTAATCTTACATATGAATTACAAATCGCATAAACAATATCTCTTTAAAGGTAATAATATTATATTATAAAATAATATTATAAATTATGTCTAGACAACTATGCAAATTTTGTAATAATACATTTGCATCTCAAAAAACATTACAATACCATCAGAAAAAAAATAAAGCATGTCTCGATCTACAAATAAAACTACAAAAAGAAGACAAACAACAAGAACACGAACAACAAGAAAACGAACGACATGAAGAACAACAAGAAAACGATCAAAGTGAAGAACAACAAGAAAACGAACAAAGTGATGAACAACAAGAAGACGAACAAAGTGAAGAACAACAAGAAGACGAACAAAGTGAAGAACAAAGTGATACACAACAATTCTGTAAATACTGTAGTGAGTTGGAAATACAATGTATAACATATCGTTCACAAATCATCGAGCTTGAAGATAAACTTTGTGAATTACAATCAAAATTTGATAAACAATTGGTAAAAAGTATGCTCGAAATAAAACAAATGTCTGCATTTATTCAAACATTTTGTATGCCTTCTAATAGTATTACAAAAGCGCTTTTTGAAAAATAGATAATGTTTTGATTGTCTTTAAAAACGTTTTATTGTTATTTAAAAACGTATTTCTTATATTTGTAAGACTTGATGCCCGAGCCGGTTAAGGGGCCAGTTTTAAGCACTGTTGTCGCAAGACGCGTGAGTTCGAATCTCACTCAAGTCAATACATTTAATAATTTTTAATTATTAAATTAATTCACTGATTTTTATAACACATCTTTTTCTTCAATAATAATTTTTGTACGATCACCCTCATCATATTCATCATAAAAAAGATATTTAACTTCTAATGGATGTTCAGTTCCATTTTTGATGTAATGTTTTACCCATCGAAGTAAGCATTCATGTCGTTTTTTATCCCCTACTGTTACTACTTTTTCATTCACACGAAATATGTCAGGATTATATCGAATAAAAATAGTTTTAGGACCACCAAAACTTTGAAAGATCATAAACATACGTTTATTTTCAACTTTTTGGCGTTCTTCTTTGGTAGTAGCACAATTTTTGTAACTTTTGTGTTGATGTTCATCTACTTCAATAATAACAAAATGAGTACCACAATCATAAACAAAATCAGGACGATTGTGACTACAACTACTTTCAATTATTTCGTCACGATGGGAGAGTTCTTGCTTTACTTCTTCTTCAAGAAGCCTTCCAATAAATTCTTCTTTCTTTTTAATATGTTTTTTCATCATTTGATCTTGTTTGATAAGGGAACAAAAAGTAACACAAATACCTTCTTTGTTTAAAATATCTAATCTATTGGGTTCAGGGCATTCTTTATTTGTACATTTTCGCTCACAAAGGTTGTAATAATCGTTAGGTGCATGAGTTTCACAAAAAAGTTGTTCTTTGATACCATGAGTAGCAGTTTCATTACAATCTTTTGATGTACATTGTTTCGTAGGTTTTAAAATCATTCCTTCTTTTTTGTGAGTAGTACAAAATTCAGGTGAAACACCAGGAAGATTATATCTAGCTCGTGTTTTACAATTTTTAAAACTACATATTTTACCAGTAACATTAATCATATCTATTTCTTTATGTTCAAAACAGAATTTACCTTTTGTTTGATTTTTAGTATTATAAATTGGTAATTTTTTACAATTTTGAAAAGTACATTTAAGATTTTTAATATCAATCATATTAGTATCTTTATGATTAAAGCAAAATATAGGTATTAATTCACCTTCAAAATTAAAAACAGGCATCGTTTTACATCCTTCAAAATTACACATCTTATGTGTTATATCAACCATATTAGCTTCTTTATGATTAGAACAAAATTTAGGTTTAATTTGATTCTCAAAATTGTAACTAGCTCGTGTTTTACATCCTTGAAAATTACATATCTTACTAGTAACATTAATCATACCAAGTTCTTTGTGTTCATTACAAAAGATAGGTGTTGATTTACCTTCAAAATTATAACTTGGTGTAGTTTTACATCCTTGAAAATTACATTTTTTATGCTTTACATTAACCATATTTATTTCTTTATGTTCTAAGCAAAAAATACCTGTTTTTTTATCTTCAAAATTATAATTTGGATACTTTTCACATTCTTTAAAATTACATTTTTTAGTAATAACATTAGTCATATCAGCTTGTTTATGCTCACCACAAAAAAGACCTTTTGTTTCATTTTTAAAATTAAAAGTCGGTTGTTTTTTGCAATTTTGAAAATTACATTTTTTGTTCTTGATATCAATCATGTTAGGCTCTTTATGTTCATTACAAAATCTACGACTTATTTCACCTTCAAAATTAAAAGTTGGGACTTTTTTACAATTTTGAAATTCACATGTTTTTGTTTTACGTTTAATATTAATCATGTTGACCTCTTTGTGTGTATTACATCTAATACCATTTTGTTGTCCTTCGATATTATACATTGCTCGTAAACAACCGCAAATTTCACATGTGTTTTCTGCTTTAATTAATTTTACTCGACAGTTATTACATTTACTTAAAATTTTACCTTTATCACTCATAAAAAATGATTCGTTTAATGTCTTTTTGCAATTATGACACTTTTTTACATTTTCTGCCATTTTTAAAAATAAATACAGCTTTTTATTATAGATTATTTTTTTAAATAGTAATTAAATTTTTTATTTTTGGTACTAAAGCGGTTTCAACACATCTTCTTCTTATTCTTTTATGATAAATATTAATTTAAACATTTAATTATAGATTAAATAGGTGTATTTATTAAAATGGATATTAAACAATTTATTTTAAATTTGGATATAGAAACGTTTGTTGAAATAGGTATGCATTTTGGAACCGATACGAATGAATTTAGACAACTAAAACCGAATGCACGAATTGTATGTTTTGAACCAGATCCTCGTAATATAGAAATGATTAAAAAACTCGGAAATGATAAAATATGCGAATTATATGAATTGGCTATATCAAATACAAACGAGCCTATGGATTTTTATTTGTCATCTGGTAATGCAACTGGTCTCTTAAATGATCCTCTTTTAACAAATAACGATTGGTCCTGTTCTTCTTCTCTTAAAAAACCGACTGGACATTTAATAGTTCATAAATGGATAACATTTTCAGACAAGGTAAAAGTAAATTGTACTCGTTTAGACGATTTTGAACCTCTCAAAAATACTAAAATTGATTTCATGTGGGTTGATGTTCAAGGCGCAGAAGACATGGTATTTTCTTGTGCCAAAAACACTCTAAAAAATACTCATTATGTATATACTGAATATTGTAATCAAGAATTATACGAAGGACAATTAAATTTACAAGAAATATTAAATTTATTTGATGGTTTTGAATTAATTTATGATTATGGTGGAGATGTATTATTAAAAAATAAATATTTTTCAAAATAAAAGGTGTAAAAATAACTATTCATTTTTCATCATGACTATATATTTTAGATACACCAAAACTTGTAACATAAAGGTAGCAAAAGCTTTGAAATTAATAAACTTTTTATAATTTTAACAATTACGCACACAAATATTGAAAGCATAGCATGTAAAATTTTTTATTTTTGGTATCGATTTTTTGAAAAGCGGTTTTAAAGAATAAACATTAAATATAAGAAATATATTTAATGTTTAAACAGCTTTCAACAGAGCAACTTTCCATTCTCAAGTCTGTTCAAGACGGAAAAAATGTCATTATCGATAGTTGCCCCGGAGCCGGTAAAACAGCCCTTGTATTAGCCATTGCAAAAGAATTGCCTCATAAAAAAATTCTTCAAGTAACCTATAACAAGTCACTTAAAGATGAAGTTCGTGAAAAATCTAAAAATCTTGAAAATATCCTTATTCACACTTATCATAGTCTTGCGTTGTATTTTTTTGAAGTAAGCGGTTATGATGATCATATGATTAACGAAATTTTAGTTCATAAAAAGATCCCAAAAAGACCAATCACATTTGATATTCTCTGTATTGATGAATGCCAAGACATGTCTAAATTGTATTATCAATTCATGTATTACATCATCTCTTTTTATGAGAATCCAAACACAAATAAAGTATCACCCTCTTATACATCACTTCAAATGGTGATATTAGGCGATCGTTATCAATCCATTTACGATTTTAAAGGTACCGATATTCGTTTTTTGACTTTTGCACATCGTATTTGGGGTGATCGTTATTTTGAAATACAAGGTCTAACCACTTCGTATCGCCTTACAAATCAAATCTCCGCGTTTATCAATGATTGTGTGATTAACGAAAATCGTATTCATACCATAAAAGATGGTCCACCGGTTTGTTATGTCCGTTGTGATCCTTTTCACGTTAGTCATTGCCATTTTTTGCTTACCAAACTAGATATCTATGAACCTGAAGAAATCTTTATTTTATGCCCGTCTTTAAAAGGAAAACATACCAAACGGCTTGAAAATATACTTGTCAAAGAAGGTATCCAATGCTTTTATCCTACCAGCGATGACAGTAAACTCGATGACGACATTATTAAAGGCAAAATCGTTTTTTGCACGTTTCATCAAAGTAAAGGTCGTGAACGAAAATGTGTCGTGGTTTATAACTTTGATATGAGTTATTTTACGTTTTACGCACGAGATTTTAATCCGGAAGTTTGTCCAAATACGTTGTATGTCGCCCTTACAAGGGCTTCGGAACAGTTGATTGTGATTGAAAGTTTTACAAGTGAACCACTGCCATTTTTAGAAAAGATTACAGCATCGATACCAGACTTTATTGATTTTCATGAGATTTTTTATGATGGTCGGTGTACCAAAGATGCAA